CCGTTATCCCCGGGGGTAGCAACTGACATACCCCCCCGTAATCAGTACGTTCTGCCGCTACTGTAAGTCTACACCCTGGGGGCTCGCACCCCCACGTTGAATGATTCCGGGCACCTACCTATGTGTCACCGGGTACCCCCCTTCGATAGCTACTCGATAGGGGGTCGATAGCTGCTCGATAGCTCCGATACGGGTCAGACCAGTTGCATGGGTCTCCAATGACCCATGCTCCGATAGCTCGTCAATAGCCCCGCGATAGCCTGAATTGTCGTTTTTCCGGACAGTGTCGGCTCGGGCCCCCAAGCCAAACACCATTGCTTACGCATACTTGCATCAACCTGTCCTGTTCCAGGTCATCCGCTAATGCCCTGTTTTGTATCCATCTCAGTGATTTTCGTATCCTACGACTGGCACGCGGCATGCACTACCACCAGACATGACCAACACACAGAAACTTGAAGCCCTCCACACCCTGTACACCAAGGAACTCGGACGCCTCTGGGCCGACCTCGCCGAAGCTGAGGAGCTTGGTGACACCAGAGATGCCACTCTCATCAGGCAGCAGATCCACGCTACCGAGCTTAACCTATATGTGACTGAAACCCAACTCTCCTACTAAGACCAAACCGAGGAGCAAGACAATGACGCAGACGCAGACCACAATTGACCTCCCGACCGCTAGGCATCGCGCGGCGCGCGGCATGGCATACATCGGCGCTAAGGCCGCGGAACAGGACTGGGTGGCCGGCGGCCTGGCCGATGAGCCCGAATGGGACATGCCAGGCATCCGCAATCTAGCCGCCGAATATGATATCGATTACAGCGGCGATTGGGAAGCCGCAGAGGAGTTCCGCGCTGGCTATCGAGAGCAGGCAGCAAAGCTGCGCGCACTGGACGCTGAGGAGTATCGCGACGAGCATGAAGGGAGCGACCAATGACCATACGCCTATCAATCCGCGGCAACGCCCAAGATGCTCTATGCGCCTGCCATGCGCGTGATAAGGGAGGTGCAGCATGACTCCCTACCACCTCGATCGCCTCGAAGCCCTACTCGATGACCTCGAGCATGTCCAGGAGACTCTCTTTTTCGCACTGTGTCGATGCGGCGATGACCCTAAACAAAGTGCACGCGCCATCTACCATAGCGGCATGCATATCCACCGCATCGCACGCTGTGTTGCTGCAATCGCCAGACAGACAACCACGACGCACAAGGAGTAAGACAATGGGATCCAAGCCCCGTAAAAAACCACTGCCGCGCACTCTAGAGTCTCGCGTCATCTTCGACGGGTTCGCCGATGCATTCGCACTGGAGCGAGCGTTGCGCAAACACATTCAAGAACAACTCGCGCTCGACAACAAAAAACGATGACTCATCCCCCACCCCTTTTTTCTGGGGCAAGTCCACTACACACGAGGCACACATGGCCCCCTTCCGGGGTGCGCCTCCCGTTGAGCCAGAGGTCATGACCTCCCGCGCAAGATTTGCGCTTCACCCTTCGTCCCCAATACTTGCGCCGCTGGTTTTCCACCACGCTCACTGCTTCCAGGTGAGCAGGATTCACACAAAGAGTGCGGCGGCACAGATGGTCGAGCACCTTGCCCTCGGGAATCGCCCCTCGCTCTTGCTCCCACGTCCAGGTATATGCGCGACGTGGCCCGGTGGCCAACCACAGAACGCCATAACCCTTATCCTGCTTCCCTGTCCAGAGCCAACAGCCATAGAGATCATCGACTCTTATCGGCAATTGGGAATAGTCAACCGCACGCTTGGTGGGTGACAAGCTTTCTCTATCTCTCATGAGCCTGACTCGCTGTCAAGTCTACTGCACGAAAAATCTGTAGTGTGTGATACAGACTCACCTGGACTGGTTGTCGGCTTCGTCAAGAAGGCCACTTTCCGGCCTTGATTCATATTCAAAAACGCCCCCAGTGGTTGGCGCCACCCAACACCGTCCAGCCGCTCCTGGCTCACTACAGGCGCTCTCAGCGACACTCCACGAAAAATCTCGGACGGGTCTCTCACGGCGGTCCACTCTTCGCTCTCCGCTCTTCCAACTCCTCCACGTCAGCGCGACGTATGACTATCCGACCGTCTGGCAATCGCATGGCAGGCAATTCTCCGCTCCGCACCAAAGCGCGAACGCGGTCATCCCCTAAACCGAGAAGCTCGGCCGCATGCCTCGGCGCCAAAAGCTCGTCAGAGCCTACCCCTATTACCTGACCACATGTTGGGCAACGTTGACTCATAGCCTCACCTCTCCTGCCATCGGATGGGCAGCTCGCTCTCTCAGCCGCCTGAGATACGTTCGCACGGTCGAGCGATGAATCTTGAACTCTCGCGCAACGTACCGCGTCGAGTGACCGGCCTCGTAGATCGCCAGGTAGACACGCATCTCCATCTTGGGCACATCGTCGCGCAGCTTGTCGCCGTCTGGACGCATGTACGAGCAAAGGAGCTCGGCATCGTCACGCCTGGCTTCACGAGATGCAGGGCGCCAGAGGTAATTGCGATACTTCGCCAAATGCCTTGCGAACGCAGCGATCGATACTGGCCCGTACTCATGCCAGGTCCCATCAGCCAAACGCTCGCGCCACGGTGGGGCGAAAGTCAAACGCCAATCATCCTGGTTCATGCTCACCTCGCTAGAAAGGCAGGTCGTCATCCTCGAGCTGCTTGCGCTCTGTGCACGTGTCGAAGTGGCACTTGTATCGCTGGTGCTCGTCTGGCGTGTTGGGATAGACCTTGCCTGCGCGTGGCGGGCTCTGCTTTTCATCCACCCAAAAATCACCATGCTCGGTCACTTCGGCGTCAAGCGGCAACCACTTGTCATTGCGTGTCTTGGCAAAAACGATCTCCGCTCCGCACTTGTTGCACTTCGTCGTGTTCACTTCTTCCTCCTCCGCTTGAGGTCCTTCTTCGTCGCTCCATCGCAAATCAGCGTGAGCTCCCCAGTATTCACGTTGACTCGAGTCACACGCCACCACGCACCACGAAAGGGAATCCTCTCGCCGATGGTGATTGGCACATAGCGCTCAGGATGAGTTTCAGGAGTGACGGTCAACGCGAGCTCCCCTCTGGCACATACATCGCGCCATCGTCTGCGGACGTACGCTTCTCCTCCTCTCGCAACGCATTCTCTTTCTCAGCTGCTACTGCTCGCCTGTAGGTCCCTGCTCGAACTTGAGCTGCAAGATGCTCGCGAATTTTGAAGGAAGATTCGATCCTACGAGGAAAGATTTTTCCATAGCAACTGCTACAGAGATCACCATACTTGGGCACATCTGCAAAGTACGAATTACCAAGAGGCTCGCTACAGTTGTCACAACCGGTATCGCGCTTGCAATCAGTGTTCTCTGGGTGCACTGCCTTGCGCTGCGGCGGATTACAGGCTCCCCTGAAGAGTGCTTCGCGATCTCTGTCCGCAACAATGCCAAGCAACGCATAGCCAGCTACATCGCGCCAAGGCGACTCTCCACCAAGGTCTCTGCCGTTCTCTCCTCGCTGAGCAATGCGACTCAGCTTATCGAGCACACGCACCATGAGCAGCATATCGCGATAGCTGTGGGGCTTGACGCCTTCGGGGTAGAGCACTCGTAGAATCTCGCCGGACTTGTTCGCGCTGTCGCCGTACTGACGTTGCTTCTCATCGACGAGCACGCCGATCGATTGACCTAGAGTTTCGTAGTCCACTCGCTTACTCCTCGACGCTCGTCTCGCGTTTGCACTTGAGATTCTCTTTAGCCAGCAGTGTGAAGTGAAACTTCTCGTCACCGTCTTCGTACGTGTACTGCTCGAGCTGGTGCTGCTTCATGCACTCTGCCACCTGCGCTTTAAGCTCGGGCTCACGCTGTTGCAACTCGATGCGCTTGTAAAGCGTTTCGACGTAGGGCTGCACGACTTCGTCTAGCTCGTCAATCGTTGGTCTTTCTGCGCCTAGAATTTCTTGTTGTCGTTTTCGTGATGGTTTTCTCTTCGCTCTCGCCATTGGTTTCTCCTCTTTTCTCGACAGTGATATTCACGCCCGGCGCTATGCCCGTATGGGCGTATAGCTTTTCAGCAATCAACCTCGAGATCCGTGAGTCGTTATCGAACACGACTCCCTCAAGCGCGTCGAGCGTACATCTCGCCAGCTTGTCAACGTCTGACTTTGTGCGCGGGTAATGGGGCGCGCTTGGTCGAAGCCCTCGCTTGCCATAGTGCGACTGTGGACGCGGAACGTAGAAGACAAGCTCAACCGCTAACGGGGCATCGACGAACATGGTCGCTCGTTCCATCGCTTGATACGCAAACGCGGTTACGTTCGCCGACCACGGCTTTGTCCGCTTGTTGTCGTGCGTCGCTCGCGCCATGACGCTGCCGTCCTTGCGCTTGATAGCCCACGCCTTCATGCTTCCCTTGGGGGCTGGAGTGCCTGGAACGAAAAAGCTAATCGCATCACTCACGACTTGAGATCCCCCACGACTCCAGGCGACGCGATGACAATGCTCGACTCTGCCTTCTGCGCTCCGTCGGCAAGCATCCGCGACAATGCACGCGCTTCGTCAACGGCGAAACCGAGTTGCATCTTTGGCATTCCAGCGACAAGGAGCGTCAGCTGTACGATGCCGTCTGATCCCCTCACTTGCCAGCCTCCCGGTGAGGGCGTGTTGGGTGGGCGTGAGTTTCCGTTCGTCATGGTTTCACCTTCCCGCCACTCGGCGTTCCTGGTGGCAAAATTCCTCGCTGTGTCATCGCAGCATGAGCGGCAGCAGCAACAAGCGCGATGCTCGCGGCGAAGTCCTTGAGCTCCTCGGAATCCATTGCGCGAACGATGGCAGCAGCGTCTTGTGCCATGTCACGAGCACACACTCGCCAGTAGAGATGGTTTTCTGCTTCGACGATGCGATCGCCAAATTCGTTTAGGCTAGTTGATTTCACAGAGCGCTCGGTCATAGCTCAACCTCGTCACCTTTCCGGCAGGACCTTGGCTGTTCTTCGCAATGAGCACTTCGAGTCGCCCATCGCCCGCATCGTGGAGAAACAAACATAGCTTGGCGATGATTCCTATCGCATCGCTATGACGATAGTCGCTGAGGCGTGGTCGTCTGTCTTCGCGCTCGACCTCTTGCTTGATCTGCGAGAGCACAAGCAAGGCGATGTTCTGCTGTGCAGAGAATTCCATCAGGCGCAGCATGTTTTCTTCGATGGCTTCGTGCTTCTTGAAGCCACGTTGAGGCGATGGCATGTTCTGAATATAATCTATGGCCATCAACCTGAGGCCGGTCCTACGCTTCGCAATCAATGCGCGTCGGCAGATGGTCTCAACGCGGCATCCGTGTGCGTGATCGACTGTGAGAAACTTTGGCCACGACTCAGGCACTCCTTGCCATCGCACCTGCTCTGCTACGTCGAGCTCGTACTGTGTCGCGCGATCGAGTGACACTCTTGCTTGTGCCGCCATGAGTCTTTGCGCAAATGCCTCGCGGCGATCTTCGTACGTGAAAATCGCCACGCCTTCTTCACGCCTCGCGATGTTAGTAGCGAGCGTTAGGAGGAACGTCGATTTACCTGCGCCTGGTCTTGCGCCAAGCGCCGAGGGTTTGCCAAGAGGGATGCCGCCTATCGTCGCATCGAGCGCCTTGATCCCTGTCGCTACAAAGTCGGTGATGCGATCTGTCCTACTCAGTAGCGCGCGACGCTTCTGCTCACGTATCGCAGAGACAAGCGACGTATCTTCCTCGTCTGGCAGTCGCTCGATATGCGCAGCCTTTGCGAGTAAGCTATCAAGCAACTCGTCACCCTCAACGCCACGACGATGCTCTGCTGCGATCTCACCACCGAGCAGCAGAGTCTCGCGAGTGATTCGCTTCTGGCGCAAGATGTGGGCGTAGTGCTCGACGTGATGCGTTGACTCGAGCTGGCTCGTGAGCTCGGCGAGGTCGGCAAGGAATGCGTCGCCTCCAATGGCATCGAGCTTGCCTTGCGTGTGTAAGCGATCGCGCACAAGCAATTCATCAGCAGTCTGTCGCTCAGCATGTATCCTGCGAGCAGCTTGCCAAATATGGCGATAGCGAAGATCGGCAAAGTGTGAATCGTCGAGATCAAGCCAACCGAGAATCTCTGGCTGACGAAAGCAACAAGCAAGAACAGTGCGCTCTGCCTCAGCGTTTGTGGCTATGTCAAAATCAGAAATCATCGGTTACTTCCTCGGCGAATGTGTAACCCTCTTCCTCGGCGGTTTTTGGTGCGCCATCGGGGCGCGGTTGCTCTTCGTCCTCCCAGCGGCGGCCGTTCACGTAGGTCGAAAAGTAGGGGAGGAACTTTCGCTCTTCTGGTGGGGTTCCCTTCCACGCCTGTGCCAGTCCGACAAGCGTCTTGCGACACGCCTCGTAGTCCTCGACTGTGCGGATGGCTTTTTTGGCTGCCCTGATGCCGTTGGCTCTGTCCTGCTTGCGAGGGTAGAACTCGTATAGCTCTGTCAGCTGTGAAGGGCTGACAAGGGAGCGGTGAACACCGTTCTTTTTCTTTGCCGGGGAGGGGGTCCTCAGCGACAGCTGAGGAGGGGGTGCGTGAGGATCCCTTTCCTGGTCGTGGTCGTGGTCGTGGTCGTGGTCAGGCATGAGGATCTCTGGAACATTCGTGAGAGTCTCAGGAACTTTCCAGAATCCCTCGGAAGGCGCTGGAACTCTTGGCTTTCCCGGATGCTGAACCTTTTGATGCTTATCCCAATTCACAATCTCGAAAAAAATCTGGTCACGAACCTCGTAGAATCGGATGAAGCCCATTCGAAGCAGCTCCTCAAGAGCTTCATGACCCTCTCTGTGGTGTGCCGGGAACACGCGTGAAACAATCAAATCCCTGTTGCCAACTCCTCTGCCATAGTCATCGGCGAGGAGGATCAGACCGATGGACATGGTGCGAGCGGCAGGCGATGCAAGCACCATTTTCTCATCCTCGATCCACTCAGGCTTGACGCTGCGAATTCTTCCTGCCACGACGCTTACCCCCTGTTACGTCTTTGATTGAAGGCGTCGGCCCCCAGAATTGCGACATGGAAATCCCGCACGCGTGGCATATCTTAGCTAGGTGCGGGATGGTCACTCCACAGACTGCATGCTCGTAATGTCCAACAGCTTGCCGCGTTCTTCCTATGCGTCTGGCTAGCTCTGATTGTGTCATTCCTGAGCATGTTCGCCAGTAGGTAACTCGGCGGGCAAAATCTTCTAGAACGTTCACGGCGCGCAGTATCCACAAACGATATTACCCTGTCAAGGAACATTAGCAAGAACTCTTGACATCACACCTCGCGTCTAGTATCGCTAGCTACCATGACGAACGACGAAGGACAAACCATCGCTATCCGATCCGCGTCTACTGCTCCTGCCTCTCAGTTTTCGCGTGCGCAAGTTGACCTCATCAAAAGAACAATCTGCAAGGGTGCCACCGACGACGAGTTGCAGCTGTTCGTGTCTACCGCTGAGCGCTTGAAACTCGATCCCTTTGCTCGACAAATCTTCGCGGTCAAACGCTGGGACGCGACAGAGAAACGCGAGGTCATGTCGCTGCAAGTATCGATTGATGGTCTGCGCCTCGTCGCTGAGAGGACAGGGCAATATCAAGGACAGGTGGGGCCGCTCTGGTGTGGTATGGCCGCAGAGTGGCGCGACGTTTGGCTTGAAGATACTCCACCAGCGGCGGCAAAGGTGGGCGTTCTGCGCCGTGGCTGGCGTGAACCTTTATGGGCTGTGGCCAGGTGGGCAACCTATGTTCAAACGAAGAAAGACGGCTCGGTCACTCGCATGTGGCAAGACAAGCCAGACCTTATGATCTCAAAGGTCGCCGAGGCCCTTGCTCTTCGTAAGGCTTTCCCAATGGAACTCTCTGGCGCCTATGCACCAGAAGAGATGCCTGTGCACGGATCATCGCCAGCGATTTACTCCCCACCCCCTCAACTTGCAGCGCCCTCGGCCCGCGTTTCTTCGTCAGCTACTGCTGAGGCTGAGGGCGCTGCGGTTGTTTCCGATGAACCGTCACCTGGAGCGACCGCTTTCTTTGAACTCGAGGAAGCGATCAACACAGCAGGGGACAAAGCCTCGCTAAAGAAGCTACTGCCCAAGATTAAAGAGCAACCGTCAGACGTGCAGGATCTACTAAGACCCATTTACACAGCGCGGAACAAGGAGCTGGCATAAATGGGAATGAAGGCAAGATCCGTGTTGGCCTGGCACTTTGTGTCGAGCAATAGACTACTGCGCTACGGCGATAATAGACTGATCGAAGCAGGCAAAACCTATGAGGCTCCACCCGGCAAGATCGAACTCTGTAGCCACGGTATGCACGCGAGTGTGAGACCGTTGGATGCCTTAGAGTATGCTCCAGGCCCTATAATCTGCAGAGTGCGTCTCAGCGGTGAGATGATCGAAGATCGTGACAAGATCGGAGCCCGTAGGCGGACGGTGCTTTGGATGGCCGATGCTACAGAAACACTGAGAGCGTTTGCTAGATGGTGTGCTCTGCAGGTGGTAGATCGTTGGAATGCTCCCGAGGTTGTGCAGCGGTGGCTAGAAACAGGTGACAAATCGTTGAGGAGCGCGGCGTATAGTGCGGCGTGTGCAGCGGATGCGGCGTATGCGGCGTGTGCGGCGTATGCGGCGTATGCGGCGTGCGCGGCGTGTGCGGCGTATAGTGCGGCGTATGCGACGTGTGCGGCGTATGCGGCGTATAGTGCGGCGTATGCGGCGTATAGTGCGGCGGATGCGGCGTATGCGGCGGATGCGGCGTATGCGGCGTTGGATGCGGCGAAGGATGCACAGAACAGACAGCTTACAGAAATGCTGATGGAGCTAGAACCATGATTACCGCAAGCCAACTCGATCGCGTGCTGCTGTGTCCTGCATCCTGTGTTCTACCTGGCGTCCATTCGACATCACCGGCCGCACGCAAGGGAACGATTAAGCACAAGTATCTCGAGCGTGCTGCACAGATAGGGAGCGACGCCGCTCTGCTTGAAATCGAAGATGACGAAATGCGCGAGCTTTGCGCAGCGATTGATACCGATCGTTTGCCTGTTGGTCCTGAGTATGCGCAAGAAGTGGCGCTCGCCTACGACGTTGCTACTGATAAAGGGCGCGAGGTGGCGCGAGGTGTTTCACGTGAAACAGCATATGTAGACGTATATGAACACGAGATCTGTGGGACTGCGGACGTCATAGGGATCGCGCCTGATCATGTTCTTGTCGTCGATTACAAGACTGGCTGGCGTGACGTGACACCACCAGCGCAAAATGCCCAACTCAAGTTTCTGGCACTCGCTGCGTGTTCTGCCTATGAGCGCGACGCAGCACGCGTCGAGATCGTCTATGTTCGTGAGCACGGTGGGGTGACGCGTCTAAGTGCGGACCTCGATGCGCTCGACTTGGACAATTTCGCGCTTGACCTATCTAATCTGCGCGCTCGTTTGGCGGAGGCGTGGAAGGCACGAGACGCAAACAAGCTGCCAGAGCTTTGCGAAGGTGAGCATTGCGAATACTGCCCAGCGTTCACCGCATGTCCTGCGAAGATGCGCCTTGCGCGGTACATGGTGAGCGAGTCTGCGGCAACTGAACCAGAGCTTGTCAACGTAACTGTCGATACTCTGCGTGCAATCATCGACAAGGTGACGCTGGCCAAGCAGATCGTCAAACGTTGGGACTCGATGCTCTATGCATACGCTGCACAGCATGAGCCAATAGATCTCGGCGACGGTCGCATGTGGGGACAGTACACAAAACCAGGCAATGAGAAGCTTGATGGTGATATCGCTCACTCGATTATCGCCGGGCGCTATTCGCGAGACGTGGCAGACGCTGCGTGTACGTTTGCTACTAGCAAGACTGCCATCAGGAAAGCGCTCAAAGACACACTCACGAACGGCGAGAAGTTGGCGCCTAAAGAACGTGAGATCTATGATGCAATTCGCGAGGCAGGTGGGGCAACGCGGAAGGTCACAACGTCAATTGGTTTCTTTGAGAAAGCCAAGGCGCTTGAAGAACACAATCAATAATGCTGATCTTCTTCGCGCTCTGCGCACGCCACCGCGCCCTCCGCATTATGGCTGGGCTGCGATCTGTTGTTTTGTTTCTGCGGCGCTCCTATGGGGTGTCATGGCGTGGATGGGAGCGTGTTGAATATCAAGCCATTCCGTCTCGACATGCGCGTACGAAACAATGTCCTTCTGCGCGCGATCGAAGCACTTGGGTTCCAGTCTGTCTACGCTTTCGCCAAGGCAACGGGACTGGCCTATGAATCTATTAACTGTTACGTGAGCTTGCGTAAGAGCCCGCTGCGCGTGGACACTAAATCTGTTACCTCCTGTGTGATCTGCGCGCGTCCGACCCACCCCAACTTGGTCGTCTGTCTCGAGCACCGGACGCAGAATGATGCCATGATCGAAGAGCACAGCGGAGAGTTGCCATGGGTCTGGCGCAAGTTTCCTTTGCGCTTGGCCGACTTCTTGGGCGTAGATCCCGGCGACCTGTGGCCGGAGTGTCTTCGCCGTATCGCAAACGCTAAACGTGTTGCTGTCGAGATCGACGAAATGCAGGCGCAGCACCTATCGCAGATTGCAGCGATCGAGTGCAAGGAATTGAAAGAGGGGATACAGAAGCAGCTCTCGACGCTGTCAGACCGAGAGCAACGTGTAATTCGACAGCGCTTTGGCTTTGGCTGCGAACCCAAAACCCTTCGAGAGATTGGGAAGTCAGAAGGTCTGACTGCCCAAAGCATTCAGCAGATCGAGGACATCGCACTGAGACGCCTTCGTCAGGGCGACGGTGGGAAGCGTTTGCGACAAATCGTAGAAGGCACTGAGGTTGAAGACCGCGAGAAGGCCAAGATCGCTCGGGATCGGGCTGCCGCCGAGCTCGAGGAGAAATCGCGACAATGGCAAGAAAAGAATATCAGGGGCAGAAGCGATGACCCCCACTAAACGCTATCCCTGCATCCTCGCCGATCCCCCATGGGCATTCCGCAACGGTGGCACGCGCGCTGCGCCTCAGTACGAGGGAAAGCAGCGCAAAGCGTCACACTATCAAACGATGAAGCTCACGACTCTACTCGTCGAGGTTGCAGTCATGGTGCGCCAGCTTTCCGCCGATGACTGCTTCTTGTTTCTCTGGGCACCTAACTCGCTTGTCATCGATGGCACAGCTACAGCCGTTGCTCGTGCATGGGGGTTTGAGCCAAAGCAACTCATCCCCTGGATCAAGATGACGAAAGATGGTTTCCGGCCGGCGCTTGGTATGGGAAACTATTCGCGCGTTTGCTCGGAGATGATGGTGTTGGCCAGGCGTGGTCGGCCGAAGGTCTGCAATCGAGCAGTGCCTGGAGTTATCTTTGCGCCTCGCACGCGGCACTCGGCCAAACCGGACGAGAGCTATGACCTGATCGAGCGATTGTGCAAGGGGCCGAGGATTGAGCTATTCGCGCGTCGCGAGATGCCAGGATGGAAAGCGTGGGGAGATCAGCTAGATGAGTCGCCGTAATGCATTACCGTTGGATATGACGCCAGAAGATTGGGCACGCGCCACCTTCGTCGCGGTATGTCAATCTCTTGGATATGAGCAACGTTCTGAGCTTATGCGCGACGTCCTGTCAGTAGCGTTCCTGGCTGATGATTTATTGTGCGGTGGCAGCATCGATCTCATGGAGTGTTTTGAGATCGCTGATGGCGTATCTAATCCAGAGGATTTCTCCGACGCGGTTCAACGCTATATTATCAGTGAGGTTGAGGAACTGCATAGCATCGCCTGCCAGCTAGAAGATGAATACGAAGAGGACGATAATGAGGAGGAGTAGGCATGGGACGTTGGATTGGTAAAGGCATTGTGCCCGGCGCCGCAGAGCAGGTTGCTGCGCTGTTGATTAAGCTCGAGCAGACCGAGGCAGAGCGCGACGCAAACTGGAAAGCCTACGAGGAAATGCGACACTCGTGGTTCATCGCCAACGAACGACGCATAGCGTGGAAGGACGTGGCGGAAGCGTGGGAGAGGCGTGCGACGCTAGCCTATGAGGCATTAAGAAAGATCGAGTGTACGAGTGAGTTTGCTTGTGCGACTGGCCCCATGCGTATTGCACGCGAAGCGATGCGTCAATTCATCGATACCAGGATCGACGCTAACGCTGTCTCTCGATCTGATTCAGAATCGCCCAACGATTCGCAGGACCAAGGCCACTGACGCGGCACAGGAACCCCTTGGAATCGTCGAGGCTAGCCTGGTGCTCTATTACCTGACGCACTGCCGTGGCGATGAGTAGCTCTGGGTCTGGATGCGTCATCTCCTTGTGCACCGCATGGAGTAGCGCCCACTCGTCAAGCTCGAGGTAGGGAACGCACTTTTCAAGTATCGCTAGATACCTCTCAGCGAAGGTGCGCGCTACTGCGCTGGCCGGCTGTTCGTCTGTGGTGTAGAGGTCGATCTGAGCGGCAAGCGCCTTGCCCGGGTGATATTGGATCTTCATGGTCGGTAATCTCCTGGTTTGGTCTTTATGTATCCAATATACGCGGGCATGTATCTAAAACAATAGGTCTTTGCTGACCCGCCCGCCTCGAAAACAAATGAGCCCCAAGGGCGTCAACCCAAGGGGCTCGAACCAGCGTCCGGCGCTGGGGGGTCTGTGTGCGTTTCTACGGCCCCTGAGAGGGCCTATCTTCCTGAGTAGGAATCGGACTAGAGACGACGGGCAGGCGCACAGCGCCCAGGACGCGCTCATGAGCAAGGTCTCTGCGCAATGTGCGGACCTTGGCGGGGAATGCCCCCACATTGCCTTCGATCGTTGTGACCACTCCGCTGGTACGCACAGTGTGTACCAGCGGAGTGTGTACCCCGCGTACAATCACGATGTGTCCCATCCAGAGCTCTTTGCCGCGATGGAGGCAAACAATATCGCCGGGACGAAGCTTGTTCAGCGGGATGACCTTGCCGACTTTGGCAATCTGGCGGAAGAGCTTCTTTGCCCCGAATGTCCGTGGCTGGGGGATGACACACCCCGCCCCGAGCTTTTCGCAGGCTTGCTCGATACACCAGCCCACGAATGCGGCGCACCAAGCGCCTGAGCTATCGACACCTCCGCGATAACGCGTGATCGCTTCGCCGCGATTGTCGCTCTCAGTTTCGCCTTCGCCTATCTCACCGCTTGCAATCTCCAGCACAGCTCGACTCAGCGCTCCCTGCTGGAGTTCGAATGCGCGCTGCCTGAATCTCAGCCAAGCCAGATAGATCTGTGTGAACATCGGTCACTCATCATCAATGGTGATACGTTGTTTGATTCCTGGCTCAGTATCAATCTCGTCCTCATCGTCTCTATCCGAGCTGACACAGCCGGGCGGGAGATCACACTCGCACCATGGCTCCATCACGATTGACGCGCGGGCCTTCGATGTGTTCTCAGGCATCTCAATCGAAAGACCTTTAAGACGGCCAGCTCCGAGTTGACGCGCACACCACTCGAGAAACTCGGCAGTAGCAATACGCGTTACAGTCGTTAGGGTTGTGCCCATCCGTCTAACCTAATCCAATCTTGCCAACTGCAATTATCGGCAGAACAGACCATCCGACCGACAATTGTTCCGTCTTCCTCGATCTCCTTGCCGCCGCGTGGCATGGGGCGGCAGCACCGTGGACAATAAACAATCGCGGTGCGCCACGACCTCCCGCCATGCTGATAGGCGACTTTGCGCCACGTGCCTGGCCGAGGGCTTACTGAATGTCGGAAGATTTGCAACTCAGAATCTCCAGCGCAACCCAGCCAATGCTTGCCAGCCTAGCCCAACGCGCGCACCCCAATCGTAACCCAAACGGGCATCGGCGAAGCCGGCTAGCGCAGAAGTCAATCGTGCCTCGAGTCCCACACCAGCACCAGCAGAACCAGAATCAGTAGTACCGGAACTGAATGCATACAGATCCAATCTGCCAGATCTGGGTGCAAGTGATTCAGCGCGATCGAGGCGCTCAAGTACAGTAACGCGGGTCGGCGTTACTTTGACGGAGGGAGGCTACGCACTGCCGCCTCCGTCTTGTTGGCGATCCACTGCTCGATCGAATCAAGACCGAGAATACGCGCCAAGCGCTTCAGACCCTTGGTGCCGATATTCTCTTTAGCGATCTTCAGCGCAAGTTCCTTCGCTTCATCCCGTTCTTCTTGAGTAAGCTTGCCGTCTGCGTTCTTCGCTTTGATATCATCCGCGTAGCTCTGAGCGACCTCCATCACCGCGCCTTTAATTTCCTCGTAGGCGCGAGACACAACACCTCTCGCCCAGTCGCTTTTGATCTTGTTCCAGAGGTACTTCGCCAGAAGTCCGCCTAATGCTACTAGCACCCAGGATAGCGCTTGCACACCATACTCTGCAAATGCCTTTGCTAGGAATTCACTCATCTCGGTCTCCTCTCAACGCTCTTTCGAGTCGTGTTTGACTGTGTTCAATTCGCGTTTGCGATTCACGCACGCCTTCCACTACTGTGCGAATCTGTGCTTGTTCGATTTTGATAGTACCTACATCTCCACGGACATCGTTGTATTCGTCACGATCAGGATACCGCGCAGCTTGCCAAATCAAAGTACCGACAAAGATGGCAACACCAGCCAGCGCTGCGAGTATCTTCCACGCTGGCATAGGTTTAGGTTTCAATGCGTCGATTTGTTCTCTTGCCTCATCGCGCACAGTGTTAATCGCCTCCCATAGCTTATCGAACGTTGCTGCGCCACTGCGTAAACGCTCCTCAACCCGGCGCTCTAGATCTTGGACGCGCCAATGGAGATCGGGCGGCGATGTTGATTGGTGACTATCAGACATGACTATGTAGTGGAATCGGTAAGCAGACCATACGCAGCGAGCGCAGTCAGAAGATTCGTCAGCGCCGCGTTCCCCCCTTTCGCCCCCGCAACTGTCTGCTTGGTAGTTGGTGCGGTTGTGAAGAACCCAAGATTTGTGCCGTTGTGATCGAAATCACCGCAGTTGTTGATGTGGTTGTTCTGCAGATCTAGGGGATGACTAGCACCATACATGGTGATCGATCCGCAGTTGGCGATGTTTGTCGCTTGCATGTCGATACCTGTGCCCGAGCCATAAAATGCCAGACTGCCAACATTAGAGATTGCAGTATTCTGGACATCTATCCCCGACCCCGACGCATACATCGCAATCGAATTGACGTTGATGAGATTGTGGTTCTGCAGGTCTAGTGAATTCGCGCTAGCGCCGCCCGGCCCATGCAGGATCATCTCAAGTGTTTCACTGCCGGAATCCCCCATGTAGAATCTGAGTTCACTTGTGGGGGTTGTAGCGGTCACCTGCTGCCAGATCTGCGCGTGACACTCGACATTTGCCGCACCATTCCAGTAAGTGCCCGCCAGAGTTAACAGCGGTGCATGGCGTGTCGTTGTTCCGGCCGATGAATCGAGCGAGCGCAACAGCGTCGCTCCATCGTTGTAAACGCCGAACCTTGTAGTTGCATAATCATGCTCGACAAGTCTTAGTTGCAGATCTCCGTCGGCAGGTGCAACAATACCACCATCGATTTTTTGAATCGTTATCGCATTACAAACCTGCTCCTCGGCCAACAGACAACCAGCGAAATTAGGCTTGGTTGATTGTTCCCAGAGTCCCGTAAAGGGTACTGAGTTGGGAAGCCCGGAGGTTTGAATTGTACCAATGAAACCACGAGTACCATCAACGAAAGTTGCAGCCTCATATCCCACCGCATTCGTCCCACACAACACGCAGAAGAAGGCATCACCATGTCCGCAATGAATACACTTGATCCCACCACCGGCATCACCATCAGTTTGATTATCCGAGATCTCCAAGTACATCCACCACGGATGAAGCCCATGTGTAGCCACCGGGTCCACGCGGCAGTAGCAGGCCGTGGACTCGTTATTACCATCAAGGACGATCGGATACCAGCGCTGTGCATATCGCACAATCACGGTTTGCGCCGTGGCGGGAAACTCCAGGTTTTGGATCGTAGATGTTCCGATCTCGCAGACAACATCACTGTCACTATTCGCAAACGTGACATCTGTGTTGACGTTCCACGTACCGTCCCCGGGACCGTTCCACGGATCCGGGATAGACGATCCTACATTGGACGGGAAAAACCCACCGCCACTCGACATCATAGCGCTACCGCGCACAGTCTTCAGTCTGCCTTCCCGCGCTTAGGCGCGTTGATAACTGCCTCTTGAAACGCCAGACACCGCGTTGTGATCTGCGGCATAGCCTGCGCCTGAGGCATATTGATTGCCTTCTTGAGTGTCTCCCACGGCGCATCTTCGACGCCTACGACGTCGCCAGGGTTTGCATCCTTAAAAAGGTCATCCAGTTCCATGCGCGTTTTGTCCGCCCTGTATCCTGATCCCAGGGAGGGATCAGGCAACACCACCGAGACCAAATAGCGGTAGAACGACCATGGCGAGGCGTCGCCGTCAATCGACATCGGCTTGCCGGTAACAGGATGCCGTATCTCGACCGGCTCGGGGATTGTGATATCTCTCATGGGTTTTCTCCTTCGTTTCTGTCTGATTTTCTTCTTCATCTTGTTCGCCAGGGAACGCATCGCAACCTTCCAGCTCTCTGAGCTCTGCGTCTATACCATTTATCGCTGACCAGTAGGACTCGTCCCAGTGAGAGGGATCACCGCCCACCTGCTGCACAAAGCGGAAACAGTGACCCATCTCGTGAGCAAAAGCACTGTCGCCGATGCAACCGCGATCGGCGACATAGACCAGATCACACGCGAAGGTGATGCCGGCGTAGCAATCGCCGTTGTAAATAACGGCTGTTTTCGCCGTGTCTGGACAGTGCGTGGTAGACCAGGATACGCGTGCATCAATGTTCAGGATAGTTGGCGTCATGCCGTAGCTTTTGATTAACGTCTTGCGCAGGTACCGATCGGCGTCCTGCTGAAACGGCCGCATTGTTTGATCTGCATCGATGTACGGCCACTCATCGCAAGCTGCGACTGCCAACAAGAACAACAGGACGCGCATTGCTACACCGACCACCCGGGGACCAGATACTCAGTGCCAGCCATATTGATCTTCATCCAGATCGCCTGAGCGGCTGCCGAAGGACCGTTGTTGCCGGTCTTGCCGAGTGTGCACGTATCCGTGGCGCCGTCATTGGCTACATTGGCGTCATACCGCAATGTCCCACTATCGATAAACAATGGATGAGCGGCAGTGATTGTAGTCGAGCCTGCGGCAACAGGTGGCCCAGCGATATAGAGCCCCGCTGCCACATCGATTGTCCCCGCGTCGCCATTGGTAACTGTAATGACTCCCATGCGTATCCCAGCCACACCACATGCTGAGGTTACTTGCGTCGTGCCGGAAACCGTGGTTGTGTGTGCCGGGACATCAATGACACTGCTCGTGAGCGTGGCACTTTGGGGGCCAATCGTTACGGCGTTGCCAATGCGCAGAGCGGCGGGGTTGACGAATGTGGCATTTGTGGAGGCGCCGGGCGCACCCTCGATCCACACGGTGCATACGTCGGTCACAGTGCTGGCGCCGACAAAAGAGTAGTCGTGGCTATCTATCTTGATATCCCGTTGTGTGGCCAGAGCTCCGGTGGCCCACTGATAGGCATAGGTGCCCGTGTCGAATTTCACGGACGGCACCTCCGTGGATGCCGTCATATTGGTACGCGTCGGCGTTTGTACCCACAGAATCGAATTCGTTGATCCCGTGTTCGCTCCGGTTAATACCCAACCATTACCACCCGTATAGCCGCAGCTCACTCCGTTAGCGGCGAAGGCTAGATTGGTGGTCGAGTAAACATAAAGCCCACAGTTCTTCTGACTTTGAAATGAGATGCCTGGGGCGCCCACCGTACCATCAGCGCCGTGCAATGCACCGCCGAGCCTCGTGGTTCCTGCCACAACATGGAGCGCGTTGGCCTCGGTGAGAGTTGCGTTAGCACCGGCAACAGGCGGGCCGTCGATCGTCAGGGTGCTACAAAGATCCACCGTGCTTGCCGCCGCAAACGCAAGGGTGGGTGGGGAGATGCGCACAGTCCGATTATTGGTGATGCCACCTGTAGCCCATGTGATCGTACGTCCAGCATTGATGTGGAAATCGCTAACCTCTGCTGTCGTGAGACACGCAGTGTGTGCGCCGCCTGTATAGACGAAGCCCGTAGGCGTGGCGCCGTCCACAACAGGCTGAATGATGGTGAGCCCTAGGTCATCAAGAAGCAGGAACTGCGCTGCCGAGATCGAACACGCAACCTGATTGGCTGCTGGGCGATACCAACCCGAAGTTGTGTCACCGCCAAGGACGATAGCTGGGAGCCCCTCGGTACCGTCACCAATGTACGCACGACGCCATGCAAGCGCAGACGTCCCAAGGTCATACGTGTCGTCAGTATTGGGCGCAATATGACACCCCGGATTCCACGTTCCATCGGGCGCGCCCGACCATGGATCCGGAATCGCAGCGCCGATGTGCGCGGGGAAGAAGCTACCAGAGCCCATCATTGCATTACCTGGCATTTTATCTGCCTCCGATCAACCAGGCTTCTCCGAGATAGCCTGTGCCACCCGAGGTGCCTTCCTGGAGATAGACCCGCTCGAATCCGCCCAGCCCATTGATGATCTGCGACAAGTGGATCTTGTCGGTAGCGATCTCTCCGAGCGCCACAGCGTTATTGAGCTTGCCGCGATCGCTATCTACGCCGGTAGTGGGTACCGAGCCGATGGGATACCAGTCACCATCATCGGCAATGCCGCCGCCATCGTGGATGCGGCTCCATCCCCAGAGACGAAGAAACGTCATCGTCGCTGTTTGCCCCGCGTTTACTGTCGCGCGATACACAAGCACCAATGGCTCGTAGATCGTGAATCCCTGGTTGGTATAGCCAGGGTTGGCGCCGAGTGCCAATGCCTTGCCTTCAGTCACAACAGTTGGCACCGCAGTTGCGAGTGTTCCCAGATTCAGAAATCCCATTGTCTTGCTCCTCGTTTAGCCAGCGTGTTCTTGAGCCGGCGTTGCGTCTGGCCGCCTTACGCTGCCAAATTGGGGTTGCGCCTTCGGTGCCTCAAATCCACCGCCCGGCTCAGCGGCGAACATGTCTTGTAGTCGTTTGAGTATTCGTGGATCGAGCGCCGGATCAACCGGAACACCCGTCAAGATCGATAACGATAGGCGTTGCTTGTAGTCGAGCTTTTTCCTCAGCGCGGGGAGTGTCTCAACGATTCGCTGCTGTACTTCGCTAAGTAAGTTTGGATAGACGCGTTGTAGTGCTTCCCCGTCTTCTGGGGTAATCGCTCCCGCCGCTGCTCTCTCGAGAACGCTCACAGGATCTTCGACAGCCGCCACCGCACGAGCGAACGAACGAATCTCCATTTTCGATGGGCGCCAATACTCTTGCATCACCGACGCCCCGGGGAGATCTGGCCGCTTACCTAGCTTACTCGCAAGGTACTCGATGCGCTCTGCTGCGTTCTGCTCCATCAGATACGCCAACCGAGGGGAAACTGCCGCGATGGGCATGAGTGTTCGCCCCAGTTCCATCCGCGCCTCCGCTGTCATCTTCAGCGCACCGTTGACCGACCGAGTCTGTGCCCTGATTTCCCTCTCCCTGTCTCTGTATGCAGCAACGAGGCGCTCGCTCGAACTCCCTCGATAACGCCTCTTCTTTTCCTCTGTCGGCCCAAATGCAACGGCACTCAACACCTTGCTGGCTACCATCGGTGCTCGTGGCGCTGCCGCCGCTGTCACGCCAAGCAGTCTATCTACCGCGCCGGCCATCCGTGTTGCCGCTTCTTCGCCCGCCTTCGCAAGGCGACCTGACGCTAGCTTTCCTGCCCACCGGCCGAGCGCGCCAGCACCAACGAGAGCGAGTGGCATCGGTGCACCTATCGCAGTAGCAGCGCCAAGACCTGTGGTGAACGCTACATTCTGCGTCATCTGTGTCACCATATCTTGGCCTAGCGATGGCTTAGCCGCACTAAGCTGCAAATCAATGCGAGCCTGCAATGCCCTATTCTTCTCGAGCAGGCCAGGGAGCGCTTCCATCGCTTTCATGCCGCGCGTATCGCCCTCGACTCCAAGACGACTACCAATTATCTCCGCACGCTGCTCGAGAGCGACAAGCTGTTGCTCCTGCGTCTGTAGGAGATCTTTGATCCGTCTCGGATTCTCGATGATCCCTGCGCGATTGCGCAGCTTCGCGATCATCTCATCCCGCACCTTGCCGATAGCGACATTGACATCCTGGAGCTCTCTGGCCTGATCCATCTTCGCCCACGGCCCAGGACCCTCATTCTCAATTTTGAGCTTGTCTTTGGCGAACTGGCGCGTCTCGGACGCACGACGATACTCATCCGCCTGTACGCGCTTTGCCGCTTTGAGTTCCTCTGCGCTGGACAGTGCAAGACGAGATTTCTCTGTCTGCGCGTCCGCGAGTTTCTTTGTTGCATCGATCTTGGCTATTTGCGCTTCCTCGAGGCGGCGTTCTGCCAATGCTCGTTCCCGCTCAAGCCCGCGCATTGTTGAAGCTGTGGCTTTTCGCTTCTTGGCATCTTTAATTCTGGCTTCGATCCCCTGTACATCTTTTTTCGCACGTGCTGCTGCGTCGATTGCAGCCTTGTTCGCTTCGGTAGCATCAACTACAGCGCGTTGACTTTCGCGAATTTCTCGGTCTATACGATCTTGGACCGTTTTGAAATTGGCTTCCGCTGCTTCGTGCGTCTGCTTGAACTCCTTTTTGATCATCGCGCGACGCTTGTCTATCTCCCACTTCGGAAGCTCTCCGCCTGAAGGACTCGCCTTATGAGTGATCGCCTGGAGGTCTGCCTCTTCTGAGGCAACGCGCAGATCGGCTAAATCATCTGCGATCGTCGTTACTCCCTCCCTGCCTGGCGCCTGACTCTCGGCGCGTTGCAACATCCTAGACCTAGCTCGAGCGAGCGCTTTATCTGCCGCCGTACCCAGTGCCCCAACGAGCGAGCCAGCTCCAAAACCAAAAAGAGCGCGACTAGAAAGAACTGACGTAGCGCGCTCTGCGGTTACAGGATCATCTCCGAGATAAAGCTCTGTGCCCCCCTCTGCCGCACTGTAGATTGCTCCTTCTACTCCACCAGCCAAAATGCGAGATTCCTGTGCAATCCGTCCAGATAGCTGAGCGACCTTGGCCGATGGCATCATACGAAGCGCCTTCGTAGCAACACCGACATCTCTTTTGATAGTCCCGGCTACCCTGGCAAGACTCGCTGCCTCTCGTGCGGTGGCCGCCGTTCTAGCCACCCCTGCAGCTAGTTCCGCCCCAGATACTTCGGCGGTTGCTCCGCCTGTAAGAATCGCCGGAAGCAATGCCCCGCCCACCTCACCAAAAAGCGAGGTCCCGGGGTGCGCTTTACGAAGAGCAGCTATATTCTCCATGTTAGCGCCGAGCGTACCCAGGACCGGATCAAGCGCGCCTAGCGTAAGACCGCGACCAACTCCGAGCGCGCCGGCCTGGAGCGCCCCGGTAGCTCCCCCAAAGTCCTCCTCTGCACGACGTTCGAGAAATTTCTCCTCGTGGGTCGTCGGCTCAACTATGTTCTCGAATGGTCTTTCCGCCGCCTCGAGCCCTTGTTCTGGATCACGATAGACAGTGGTTTCGCCTACTACGTCTTGGGTGACGATATCGCCAACAGGACGAAAACCCCGTGCGCGAGCATTAGCGAATTCGTCCTCATAGAAAAACTCGCGCTCCCCCGCGTCATTTGCCCAAACAGTGCCTCTACCCATCAATCATTTCCGATCATCGTGTAATCGCTTGTTGGCGCTGAAGGAACATTTTTTGTAGCTGCATCCAGCCGTTGCTGCTTCGCACGTTCCTTCTCACTCTCAGCTTCTTCCTTACTTCCTCGACTCAACAAGCCATTGAGATAATCACGAGCATTTACTAGCCGCATCTTGCCGGGCTCTCCCCTATTTTTGCTCGGCTCCGTTATCACAATCTCATCATCAGGACCGTAAAGCGATCTAGCTTCTTCCACCTGTTTCCTGTGCTCGGGATGGGTAAGACCGCGTCGTCTTACAGTGTCTGTAAGCAATTTGAAGCTCTTCGCCTCATCGCCGATTATGTCGAACCGCTCCACCCCCTGCGCTTCGTCCGCTACTCGTCGTGCGTGCGCCTTCTTGAGTTGCAAGAGCACATCGCTCGTGTCTACGCCCGGCTCACGCCAATCATCACTATAAACCGGAGCATAAGGAATACGCATCCACGTACGCGGATCTATCGCGCCCGCTGCAACAAAGTTCTCATTCATCCGATCGATATAGTGCTTTCGTGATGCCTCGATAGAAGTCAGGATTCCTTCTTTATCTCTCGCGAAAAGTGATGGCGGTTTTCCGACGAGCTCTTTCAGAAACTTGATCTCGCCTGACTGTAAGGCCCCCATTTCCTCAGCGTCTTTCAGTAGCAACATGACGAGCTTGTTAGTGGTTTTCATCAGCGAACCATACTTACTCCTGTAGAGCATATTATCGAACTCGTGCCCATGCTCGTCCACCAAGCGGTGCATCTGGGACAAATGATCCACAAGGATATTCGTCGCCGGCACAGTCTTGGACAGTGCTGCTGCCTGTGCTGGAGTGTTAGCCAGAAACACTTGTGGTTTCTGGCCTTGCCTATGATGAAAGACAACCATTCTATTCCGATCCTCCTTGGGGATACCCAGCGCCTCCGCAAGACCCGTCACGACCTCAGGATCCCACTTATGGAGTTTCCCTGCTGTTGCAGCTGCCGCCGCCTTGCGCTGTTCCGCCTCGAACTTTGCCCGATCAAGTTGCAGACGAGCCCTCCATTCTGCATCTCCAGATCCCGCCTTTGCTGCTTCGATTTGCACCTTTGCGGTATCCAACGCTTCTTTGAGATTGGACTTTCGATATTCCTCGCGTGTCTTTTCTAGCTCAGTTAGCACATCCCTGCGAACCTCTTCTGCGCGTATTGCCTTCGAAGACGCTGGATCAATACCTGCAACCTCCCTATCGATTTCGTTAAGTGCTGTTTGATAGTCGGCGGCGATTGCAGCCATTGTCGCCGTATAGTCACTGTACCCTGCACGACGCAGTTGACCAACGAGGCCAATCTCCTGACGCAGAGTTTCTCCTGCCCGCTCGTATTCTTCGCGCTGCGCTTGTACACGTTGATGGACAACCGCTGTTATCGTCTCGATCGCTTTATTCTTCCCGCCCGGATTGAGCCAGCCATCAAGCGCCGCCGCGATTACCGCAGCAATGCGCTCGCCAGTGGTGAGAGTGCCTGCATCGTTTTTCTTCTCACGATGCTCGACTAGGCGGCGCTCAAGCTCGTCAGTTCGCTCTTGCGCTTTGCGCATTACCTCGTCCATGCGTTGGCGTGCGGCGACCTCTGCCTCGACCTTGTCTTGAGCCGCAACATCAGCGGGCCTCTTTCGAGCTGCCATTTGCTTCTCTGCTAGATCATTCTTTGCTGCCGCAAATTCGACCGCACTCATTTTGCTGTAGTCAGGGATCTCCGGTTGGTTCCAATCAGGGCCTGCCTTATCTTGGAGTGCCAGCATTCGTTGGCCCTCAGCAAACGGAATGGTCTCACCTCGCGCTACTCGCTCGCTTAGAGAATCGAGTTCAGCAAGCTCGGCATTCGACAGTACGCCCTGAACTCTCGGTGAGATCTCTGGAGGCTGTGCTGCGACCTCGGGTGCTGCAACGGCCGCAGGAGCGCCTTCCTGTAACTCTGGTGGCGCCGTGACGGCCGAGGGCTCCAGTTCGAGCGGCAAGGGCTCCTCGGCCGAAGCGGGCTCTGGTGGCGCCTGTGGCGCGCTAGGCGGGGCCTCGAGCTCTGGAGGCAGATACTCATCCCCTAGTCCTTCGGCCGTTGGGTCGAATTCCGACGCCATTGGCCAGTGCATATCGGCCGCTTTGGGCCCTGTCCACGCCGCATCTGGCCACGGGGGAAGCTCCACAGGTGCACCTGCTGACGCGTCTAGTGGGCTCTCGAATTGTGGCCCGAGGTAATCCCACTCATCTGGTGGCCAACCGTAATCACTCATTTCCTTTTGCCCTCGAGCTTGCTGATTCTCTGGTGCATCGACGCAGACGCAGCGGCCAGCGCCGTGGTCAACTTGCCGGCATCGATGACTTTGCCTTGCGGAGTGTTAATCACTGTACCCTTACCGAGTCGTGATTTCTCAAGATCCTGAGCCATAATGCCGAACTGCTGGCCCTTGCCATCTTCAGGATTGCGATACTCAAAGCGATAGGCCTTGAGCGATTTGAGAAGCTCCTCTGGCTCAACCTCGCGCTTGATTTTCGTCTTAGCGCGGCGATCGCTGCGAGGGTTGCGCCCTATAAGCCACCCCTGAGCAATACCCGAGCCCGCGCCAAGAATCTTATCAAAAGTCGATGGTTGTCCGGCGATTGCCCCAAATCGCCCCCCTCGTTGGGCTTCTACTGCACCATACCCCTGAATCGCATTTTGTCTACTTTCGAGCGCTCGTTGTAGTTCTTGTTGCCGCGCCTGTGTCTGCAATTGTCCGAGGAGCTGAGCTGCTTGATTCTGTTCTTGGAGACCTGCCAGCGCTTGTTGCCCTGAGAGGCCAGAGCCCATACGGCCCATTTGCATCGCCGCATTACGTGCGGCCATCGCCGCATTACCTGGGCGGGCCCCTGCTGCCATCGACTGCTGTGCAGCGAGATTCTGCTGAAGGCCCTGACGAAGTTGCTCGGCCGAAACAGACCGCTCTCCGGTCGCCTGTTGGCGCAGCATGTCGAGCGTTTCATCGAGAGCTTGACCGCGCTTGAGATAATCAATCTCACCACCACCAGCGAAACCACCCGCACGTCTGGCCTGGCCTCCGAGAAGATCGTTAGGATCTACGTCGCGAAACTCATTATCAACACCGCCGCCCTCACCGATCGCATCACCGAGCCTCTTTCTCAACTGACCCCCACCGCGACTGATGCCCCCAACGATTTTGTCTTCTACCCAACCGAGAGGATTGAACATGTCTAGTAGCCTTCCGTTTCTTGCTGTGCCAAAAGTGCCTCGCGAAGTTGGCGCGCTCTTCGTGCCGCCAGAAGTCTCTCCCTATATTCCAGACGCGGATCCCGAGCTTCGACAATCTGTGGCGGGAACTCCCAGCGCTCTCGAGGTCCTGCGCGCTCTTCTTGCCGTGCGCGACGCGCCGCCAAAAGCTGATTTCTATATTCTAGAAGACGCTGGTTTCGTTCCTCTTCGCGCGATCGGCGAGCTTCCAAGAGTCTATCTCTGTAATCTAGAAGCTGTTGCTCCCTCTCACCACGCGGTTTCGCTGAAGGCTCTGGCGTTGGCAGTGCAATCACTACAGACTTTCCTTCTGGCTTCGGTTGTGGTGCCTTTAACGCGATCATCAACATTCGAGGCCGATCATCGTCATCGTCCTCTGTGCCTTCCATGGGGACTAACTGCAGATTGTCGAGAGTATTGCCCATCTCTTCTCCTATTGCTTCTGCGCCGGTGGCAACTCGTGGCCAAGTCCTGGCTCAATCGCGACCTCTAGCTCTAATCGTGTGAGCTTCAATCCCTCGCCTGCTTCCGCGCTCGCTAGACCAACAGCCCGAGAGGTGATCCTAATCTTGAGCGCCTTCATCAGGTTAATCGATGGCGAATGACGGACAATCTCAGGCCCGCCCACAGTGGTCGGCGATACTGTCCACGTCTTCGTCTGAAACGCCGTGGCTGAGTCGTAGTCTCGGTAGAGATCGATTCTCAAATCGTGCGCCGAGCGATACTCGCCGAGAATCACAATATCGCCGAAGAGCTTCTCCGTGAGCGGATCGTTGAAATCAATCCACCCTGTCTCGACGATAAGACTGTGACCGCCACCTGCCGCTTGCGTGTCGTAGTAAACGCCAGCGCCGGTATCAGAAACGTAACAGTGCTTCCCTTGCCACACGCAGGCGTGCTCACCGACAATCGGCCACTCACTCCACTGCTTCGCCTCGTAGTCAAAAACCAACATGCGTGATGTGGACATGCAGCGAATGTGATGATCGTCTTCTAGAACGTTGACAGCAACCCACGTATCGCCATCGTAATTAGAAACTTCTCCGCCGACATAACGCGGCACCCAATCACGACCGAGAAGATACCAGCCTTTCGAGCTGTGGAAGAATAGACCATCAGGAACTGCCGCAACGACATCAGCATTCTCGGCGCCAACGTCTGTTGAGATTAACCTTGCCGGGCCGTAGTTCTGACCCGCGCCTGTGTTGTCATAGCCGTCGCCGGCTAATGCCCAAATCGCGTGCTCACAAAAGACGATGAGAATCTCGTTGAGAAAGCCAAGTGCTGTGATATCGCCACCGCTGGGCGGGACGGAAATCGATAGCGCATCGTTGAACGATGGGAGCTCCTCGCTGTTTCGCAATTTGCTGTACCAAACAAGGTTGGGATCGTAAGAAATGCCGGCGAGAAACAGACGATCGCCAGATGCCAGAATTATCGTTGCTGCCGGTGGAGCGAGGCTTTCGAGTATCCCAGTGGCTTCCGGAAAAGGTTCTCGATCATCGGCACTAGAATCAACCAGAGAATCGATCCATGTCTGCGTCGCCGAAGTTGGACTGTTAACTAAATGACAGTTGTCACCGCTGGCAACATATGGATTTGGGTTTGTCGTCAAATAGCACGGCGCGCCTACGATCGGATCGACCAGGGTCCGCCATACCTCAATGATGATATTACTTCGAGTGCCTTTCTTGAGGGTCGGAAACAAATTCCCGATCGTGAGCGTACACTCGCGACTCGCGCCAATCGTTACTTGAGTAGGGAGCACAGATGTAGACCGCTCCAACTCTCCGCGCGCATTGATCCACGCTGCCGAGACATACCAGGTGTAATCACCGGCAGCGAGGCTACCGGCTCCCGTGTCTGCGCCTGAGTAAAAATTCGGCCAGATATGAAATCCGAGCTCGACCGGATAACGCCCGTCGTACTGTAGAATCTGTGAACCTGTAATGAATAACGTCTCTCCAAGCTGCGCTGTCCGCCTGGCCTCGTCTGCATCAAATTCGACGGTCAACTCGCGCGGCGTTGCGTTATCGTATGACCACACCCCATCGATGGGAATTCGCCTGCGTACTCCGACGATCATCGTGTAGATGTTTGTGTCAGGATTCTGAACGATTGGATAATAGCTTGCACTGTTGTTGAACCCCGCCGATGCACCCGCTGATGCCTTGCCAATCACTTTACCTTGCCCACCGCGGGGCGCGCCCGACTCGGTGTCCAGCGTCGCCAGGAACAGCGTATTCTGCAATGCAATGTCGGGATCTAGCCCGCGGGTTGTGTCCGAGTCCTGCGCGAAGTCAAGCCACACGAAAATCTGACCATTATGGTCCCATGCGCTCGTCGCGGTAGCCATTTGAAACAAAAAGACCGCTGCCGTACCTGTACTGCCGCCAGTATCCACCCAGTTGTATCGGCAATACCACGTCTCATCGGTCGAATCTGGTGCCTCCGAATAGAAGACATAGCAGCGATATTCTCCAGAGTCCGCTGTTGATTTGAATGCCGCTGCTGCCTGCCAGATGTTATCCGCAGTCGCCTCGATGGAAATGCTGACATGCGCTGTGTCGCCCAAATCCGACGCGACGAGTATGTCGGCTTCGTACGCCACCGAGGTTGCATCATAACGAAATATCGCGATGTAATCGCCCGCGTCCGTCAGTGCGATTGTTGGCCCCGTCGCGCACTCGCGAACCTTCGTGCTACCGCTAAGCGCCAGTGCCTCGGTCACACTTACCACATAATAGCTCGTCACTGGGTTGAGGTTGCTGACCAAGACTGCGGACGTACTCGTGCGCTGAGTTACGTCATAACGCGGACTGGCGCCGGCCGCTGCCACTACGGTCGTTGCCGCCGCTGCGACATCCGTTGATAGCGTGCCCGGAGTGAGGGCGAGCCCCTTGATCGCCGTCCCCGTGCTGTCCCAATAGAACAGAAGAATCTTGTTCGTAAGCGCGATCAGCCTTGGGCGTCGTGCGTTGCTTAGCGCATACGGTGCTAACAGCTCATTGCCGGTCGTCTTATCATATGCCGCGACCTTGACTTCTTCTGTAGCAGATGAATATTCACTCCACACCACTACCACACAATCGCCTAGCTCGGCCCTACGGCAATCGTATTGCGAATAGTTCTCAGCGAAGATCGTTTTCTCTGTGACCGTCGTGGCGTGGTATTCGCCCTTGCTCACCCACTTTGCATCACTCTCCGACCATGAGTAAATCGTATCATCAGTAAACGCGATCAGCTCATCGCCGCGCGTCGTAATTCGCCTAATGCTCGATATCGTCCCCCCGCCGAGAATACTCGTCCCGAGCGCCGCGTATGGATAGCGCTTCTGAATTCCACCCGTCTCCCTCCACATCGCATCTTTGCAAATAGCCAACGATGGTGGGCGCAGTGCACGCGGATCCATGCCCGTGTCTTGACCACCTGAAAGTGGAATGACGACCCTGGTTTTCTCTAGTTCTGCCATTGTCTACTCCGGGCGATCGTAAGTGACCTCGTAATACCAAAGGCGGTCATTGGCGTGTCCCGACGTGAAATCTATGTATACGAACTGCTCTGCAGGAATCACCAAATCGATATTGCTCAGCGGTGCCCATTTGAATGATCCTGTGGTAGCCGTTACAGTCGTGGCGGCTACAGCGTACACGCTAGGTACAGACAAATCGGCACGTTGCAGTGTGAAGGTAAGCGTGCCGCCGCCTCGCCAACACAACGCACGCACCTTGCGGATCCTATCGCCCTCCAGTAGGGGGATCGGTGTGGACCATACACGTGCTGCTGCATCAGGTGTGATATAGGTGTAGGGCGTCGTAGTCCATGTGCCAGACTGAGCACTACCGGAAACACCCTGAATAATGAGCTTCTTTTCACCATGCCGCAGATCGTTGAAATAGGCTTTCTTGTCCTGCCGATCTTGAAGCGCACGCATTGCTTGGTGCAACTCACGCGTATTCGCATCCTCGACGGCTGCGCCGGTCGGACGCAACATCGGCATCTTGACTCGGCTCATGGCCTATTCCACCGCCAGTCACCAGCGTCGTACGCCCACGGCTCATCATACTCATCATCGACGACTTGGTAACGCGACTCACCTGCGACGCGATTCTGTGCCCAATTAACAACGCGCGATCTGGCTCGCTCACGTTCTGCTAGAGCACCAGAGACATCTTGCCTTCGACTCTGCAGCGCTGTCACCGCAGCACCCCAAAGGAGGAAATTCTCACCGTCTGCCGTAACAACATCCACTTGGTAATTGTCGTTCTCATGCACCAAGTCCGGCGCTTGCGGCACGTAAATCATGTAGTAGACTTCCCCCGACGCTCCCGGTGGATATAGACGGATGTACTGACCCTCAAGGCTGAATGCTGCCGCATGGGCTCCAGTGTCGCCAGTCCAAAGATTGCGATGGGGATGCATGATCCAACGCAAACGACTTCTCTCACCCGTGGTCGAGTTGACGAGGTAATCCACTCCCAGCAGAGTGAGCATATCGACAGGGAGCGGATACGAGTCGCCTCCGCCGGTAAAGTCCGCGATCTTGAATCTGGTTGATGGCGTCGAAGCGTACGCAACAGATTCAGCCGTCTTCTGATTGCCTAGTCTGCCTGCGACGTCATTCGTCAACGTCAACGTACCATCACCATTATCTGTTGACGTAATTCCGAACGCCGTCCCGTCCACATGGGTGGCTGCGTTAATTGCCGTGTGAAGTGTAGTAGCAACCTGAATCGCTGTCGTATCACCGGATACGTTGCATGTGATGCGATCTGCAACGCTGATTCCTGTACCTGCAACGTCTATCTCAAAAACTAGCTTTCCGTAGCCGTCATGGAGCTCGAACGTTTCCGCGTCTACTAGGTTCGCCTTTGCCGCCGCCGTTAGCGTCGCGGTGGCATATCCACTCGCGACACTTGTGAACTTGCGCTCTTGACGCCAATAAAGCGGATCAATATCAGCGACAATCCCATAGAGCTCTGCGTTGACCGATTGCAGGATGTTCTTCCATTCATCCGTATCGATCGAGTCGTTGTTCTCCATGTCGCACCGCTGCTTTGAGCGCAACACGAGATCGCCTAGCGTAAAGATCCGCATAAGTTTCTCCAAAAGGGGGAGGGGGCGACCAGCCACACCACCGACCGATCGCCCCCTGGGATGCGTTAGGTTAAGCTAACGCCCGACTGCGCGAAGTGCACGAAAAGCTCGAGGTACTCGTTTGCAGCAGGATCGTGGGCCGCGTCTGACGCATTGTAGAACCACACATCAAGCGAGAACGCCGTCGTATTGTAGGTGTCATGAATAACGGTGTGACCTGCGATATTGGCCGGCGTCGCCGCACCAAGACCATAGGACATGCCTACGAACGTTCCGGGATTCTCACTCCACGTGATCGTGTATTCGCCTGTCGTGACATAGGCAACACTGATCCCCTTGCCGCACTCGACAGTAGGATCTAGCGCGCCAGTGCCAAGCAGGCGGATCGGGTGAACGATTAGCTCCCCGATTGTGCTTCGAACTAGGAATGCATCTAGCATGGTTAGCTCCTTTCGTTGAGGTTAGGAACTAGTCCGCTATCTTTCCCACCAAGCCAGCTCAAATTCGAACGCAGCCGCAACACTCTGGCTTGCCGCATTGATCTGGAACATCCAGGAATCGCCACTGCCAAGAATGACCGGGCAGCATGGGATATACATCGCCGCCGGCGCAGTGCCGTTGATGATGGTACCTCCAGGCGCGCCTGCACCGTTCCCGCCGAAGTCGAAGTAGTAGATATCCCCGATCACCTTGATGACTACGCGGAGAACACCACCGCCGAGCAATCGCTGAGACGTTGCAGCCGGGCTCACGACTGCGCCAACGTGCAACGTACAGCCGGAAGTCCCGCTGTCGTCTGCGTTTGGATTCACCGGAGTGATCGCGCTGCCACCCGACGTCCAGCGGTTGGCGTTGTCGATCTTGTGGACCCAGGAGGTATTCGTGCCGTTCGTTCCCGCCGCTGTCGGATACAGACGCAGATAGTCGAGATATACTCGTGTCCCCGCGCTCTCTGCCGTACCGTTGTACAGACAAATCAGGTTCTCAGTGTCGTCGTTGCCATCGGCAGCAGCGATACCAGCAACGCCGGTTCCCGGCGTGGGATTCGTCGCGATGAAGTACGTCCCCTCATCGGCAAAGGCATACTTGCCCTTTCCGAAAGGAGTTATTCCAACTTCTCCGTACCTCGACCCGCGAACTGCCCCCCAAGTTGCGTCTGTCAATTTGCTAGGCTGATCTCGATGGATCTCGCTCCATATTCTTCGATCGTCAATTGCCATTGTCTTGTCTTTCTAATCGCTATGCGATTGGTGAATCGGTTAGATGGAAAACACGCCAGAACAGCCTGGACGCCTCGACCAGAAATTGGTCATCGAACGCGCACGGGCCTCAAGACCATCCGAAGATGCCTCACGCAAAGAAACCAACGAATCGTCGCGGATCATGTGCACGACTGCATCAAGATACCCGTAGGCAACCGTGTCGAGCTTAGTAACTCGGCCACGGTTCGTCGGGCAATCCGGATCAGAGATGCACCTGATCGTTCCGGCTGGGGTATAGACGTCGAACGACTCAAAGCCAATCGCTGCCTTAACTCCGCCTCCGTCATAGGTAACTTTTGCGTTGGTGCGTCGGCATACCTCGTGGAACTTCGTCGGATTTAGGAAACAGACATCCGGCGACTTCTTCGAGGTCGATCGACAATTTGTCGCGATCTTCCCAATGTTCTCTTCGATCGGGGTGCTCGTGTCATCGATCCTGCATCCAGAAAGGAGGCGTGTGTGGGCCGAGCGATCCTGTCCACGCCAACTCTCGCCCGCGCTTGGAGCGGTGAGCGGGATCACATCTTCCCAGCCACCTACACACGCATCGTTGACGTCAGATTGCCTAAAAAGGTAATCATTATTAGCAAATGCAGTGATCGCGGCAGCGCTCGTCAGAGTGATGGTCCCCGCGTCTTCATCCACCTTAGTGACAGTCGTTGAACCGGTCCGAAGAGATGCGCCAGTGATCGTGTCGTCGGCAACCACGGTCATGCCTACGAAGAAGTTTCGGGCGTCGTCAGCCGCGGTCAGCGTGATCACATTCGTACTTGCGCTCGATCGGCGTCCTCTTACACCATCACCGTTGCGATACAGATCGAAAGCGAGCGTATCGCCCAGCCCCTCAATGATCGCGTCGGTCTCAAGCGTTACCAGACTCATGATCGCGCCCTTGCCCTTTTTCCTCGCTTTAGCGAGGTCGGGACCTCCGAGCGTAATCACACCATACTTGAGCTTCTCCTGGACCGTGAACTGGAGTCCTTTCGAACTCGCTGCGTTGGTCTGCGCAGTCGAAAACACGGCGCCGATACCCTGAGGATTCCCGTAGCGTACGAAGTAGTTGAAGCTCTCGCCCCAATCCACTTCCTCTTTCGGGACCATACTGAACATGGGGTGATCTCTGAGCGCCTGATTCTCGACGCTCTTGTCGTCGTACACCTTCTTGTACACAAAGGCACAAGTTGTCGTTGTTGAAGCGGACACAATGCCCTCCTTGAGAGCCCGCCCCTACGCACTAATCAAGCGCGCCGTTTTCAAGATCCCTAAGCGTCTGCGCTCTGATCTCTTCTGGCGTTCGCGGCGTAGATCTGGGCTGAGTTGGTTTACCTAGATTACTGCTGAGTGCCGTCTTTTTCTCGTTGGCTTTTCCGGTTTTGTCTTTCGATTTTTTGCGCTTCACGACAGTCGCCACGTCCACGCCTGCCTCTTCGAGGTCTTTGCGCCGTGACTCTTCGAGCGCTCGCGTCACTTCTTCGGGTTCTGGTACTTCGCCGGTCACCTCGATCAACTCCGCCGCGATGGCGCGAAGTCGATCGAGAGTTTTTGAGCGATTTGACTCGAACATACGCGCAACGATGGGTGTGTCTTCAGTAATCGCGGACGCGACGGTATCGATGTACTCCGCCGCGTCTCGCTGTTGCTGCGCCATTACGCGTTCTTGCGCTCGCTCTTGCTTAATCTCCTGAAGCTCTTGTCGTAATGCCATGACTTCATCAGAGGTTTCAAGCGCACGCTGCTCGCGCGCCGCTAGCTCACCGAACTTGGGATCCTTAATCCCTTTGCTGAGGTAATAAAACTGTTTGCTCACGTCTTCATAACGACTCTCCGGAAGACCGAGCGCACGCATCACCGCAACAGGATTTGCACTCACACGATTCTCGAGCTCCATGAATCGTTGGGCTCTCTGTAACGCTGGCGTCCACTGTTGACGCTCACGATCGAGATCTTCACGAGCCCGCGCAAATTCCGCCCGCATAGCATCCCGCTCTTTGTCTAGTGCGCGACGACTCCTCTTCTCGGCGCGCTGGATCGCTGCTATGCGTTTCTTGAGTTCCGGATCATCTACCTCTTCGGTTTCTTCATCTTCATCTTCATCATCGGCTTCTGCTTCCTCTTCCTCTGAATCTTCCTCCTGCTCCTCTTCGTCACTAGCGTCATCTTTTCCCCCGGTCTCTGCTGGCTTTTCCTCTTCTTTAGCCGCTGGTCTTTCTTCGCTCTCCGTCCCCTCAAAATCCTCTGCCATGAGTTCTGCTATAACGTCTGCACGAAACTTCTCTTGTTCCCGATGAAAATCCGACTGATCTGATGCTATCGCCTCTGTCTCTTGCGCCTCAGGCGCAGCTGTAGTCTCTGGTGGCACTGTTCTCCTCCACGTCTAGGGTTTAGCTTCGTTACTTGGCGATGAGATCCATCGCCTGAGGTGCAAACGCTGCTTGTGGCGCTGCCTGTGGAGCGCCTGTCGGTATCGCGCCGGGCAGGAGCTCCGGGGGGCCGGCTCCTGGTCCCGGCATCGCCTGATTCTCCATCGGCTGAGGTACTGGCGGTGCTTCAGCAAGTGATAGCATCCATGCCGCCTGCCTGATGGTTACCTGTAGGCTATCAAGAATCTCCTCGGGGGCACCATTCATCTCGGCGAGCTGGTACTCCTGGTTGTATCGCCATACAAGGAGCTTCAAGTTGTGGTAGGGCTCGGGGATGATAACTTCGCCGTCAAGGCTCTCGTCGATCATCCGCTCAATATTTTCCAGGGCCGCCGTGAAGGTAGACCAGGTATGCTCGACATCTTCATGACCGGCAAGACGTCTGGCCTCATCGGCCGTGATGACTCCTGCCTGTGCCCAATCAAGGGCGAGCTGCTGTCTACCGGCTGGTGTTCTGGCCAAATTCGACGCAGCGTAGACCTGCAGGCGCGCGTCTTCGATATCTACATCACCCCACTCAAACTTCTTCCGCCCAAACCTCGAACGACGAAGCATCGCCGGTGCGTCATCACCAAGCTGCTTGCAGGCCCAAACGAGAAGCCACGCGATACGCAGTTTCGAATTCTCGAAACCCTTCTCAGGCAGCGCAAATCGCATCGAGCGCTGATCGCGATACTCCATGAGCGCGCGACCAGAAACCAAACCGGGAGGCTTGCGAGACGTTGCGGCCATCCTGGAGAGTCCTGTTTCCTCGAAAGCGCTCTCAGTGACCTGCTCTCCGCGTCGGAGAAGCTCGGGGCTCACTGCCTGCGGAATCACGGTAGTTGGCGGTGGACCCTTGACAACAGCAATCGTCCCCACGCGGTTGATCGTTTTCACCGCGAGATTGGCGTCTGCCTGACCGACGTAGGTTACTGGCGCGCTATGATGGTCTAATTGCCGATCTGTCTGCCAGTTGATTTTGTTCTTGCGTCGCTGATGCCCGCTGATTCTCTCACCGAGCCCGATCCCGTAGTATTTACCCGGGCGCCTAGACCAGCGAAACTCTGCATAGGGGAAAAAATCTTCCGTCCACTCTTCATCAATCAACACTGCGCCATCAATGCAGACAACATGGCGACCCGGCCGGTGATACTCCGTTCCCGAATTTCCCACTGCGAGACGATACGACTCCAACACAACAAGCTCGTTACGAACCAGAGGGCGATAGCCCGCCCATCTGGACCATGAACCTCCACGGTCATCGCGTTGTGCTTGATCGATAGCATCGGAAGCGTCTGGATATGCCGCGCGGAGTACATCACGATCGATGAAAGCCCGCTCGTGCATCTGCATCGGTCGGCCATTGCGTGTCTCCTGCTCATCAACAACGATGTCATCAGGCTGGACGAGTGCAACGCGTGGCGTCTTCTCTGCCCAGTCAACCCATACCTTGACAAGCGCTGTACCCTTTAACGCACCAACCTTGAACTGATCCCGATGAATCTCGTCAACACCGAGTTTCTTGCAAAGCGCTTCAACGTAGAACTCGAGGTGTCTCGCACGTCGCTGTTCCGCCCAATCGGCGTCATCAGTCATGAAGCGGACACGAACATCAGTAGCGCTGATCTCAGCACAAACAGTGTCAACGTTCGACGCGATGAGATTCTCTGAAACAATGCCATCAGGACCACCCCAAGGCGATCCGCCCTTTGGCCAATAGGCTGACGCATCTACATCCGCATAGGGATCATAGAGAGAAGCAAGACGGATGAAGCGCTCAAAGATCTTCGACTGAACGCGCTCGACTTCACCGACGTACGCAAAGACCTCCTGCGCAACGCGGTCCTCATCTGCTTCCCACCAGTTTTCACTCATTGCTCACTCCTGTCGGGGAAACCCGGAACACGTCCGCCTGGTCTCGCATAGGTCCAGGGATCGTCCAAGGGATCGAGTACATCTGAGTCTTCCGCCGAATCCCCAAGATCTATCTCTGGCACGTAAGGGGCGAATGCTACCTCCATCTCACCGACACGAAGGGACTTCACCCCCGCTTCACGCAAGCGCTGCGCATTACTCGCCAGGAGCTCTATCCATTCGGCTGGTCCTGTTGGCCTATCGTCTGCCATCAATCACCCCCAGAAATCGTCGTATTCATCAGTCTCGCCACCGAACCACAGATCAAATTCGCTACGTGGTTTTGGCTTCTCGAGTGCTTCTACGGCCTTGATAACTCGCTCCCTCGCTGTGAGCGCTGGCGGTCGTGGTTCGTCTTGAAAGAGATGCCTCATCTCGCGTCGTGCGTAGACAGCTGCATCTGCATGATCATTACGTGCGCTCTTGTCTTCCTTTAGGTTCCCATAGTCGTCAACGGCCCACTGAAGATCCTGAAGTTGCTCTTCAAGCGCCGAGTCTTTGAGGATCTTGATTTTGCCGTCGATAAGATCGCCGTTGAAGATCTCAATCCAATCGTGCTTGTTTTTCTTCTCCGCGGGAAGGATACGAATCCCGTAGACGTTCTGGAGCTCATCGAGAATCGCGCCGCCTAGTCCAGCAGTATCAGCAACCATTCCATCCGGCCAACCGATTGCCCCAATCACACCGCCATACTTGTCATGATCTAGCTCGGCGCCGATGAGCACCTTCGCGATCTCTCGAGGGTGCATCTCTCTGCGATCAAAACCGTAGACATGCAAGACCTTCTCGTAGGTCGGTGAGTAAGCGAAGATATCGAGCGCGAATGGATCTGAGTGCCCTAGATCCATTCCCACGACGTAATGCCAACTATGACCCTCTGGCAGGACCGCGAATCCGTTTCGATCGCGCTCTGGATCCCAGCGGTTGTATTCGTTCCCGTCTTCGTCGTGAGGGCGATACTTGAAGATATTTTCCGAGTCGTCGGAGGCGTGCTCGCCAAGATACTCTCGGCGCCAAACCGGATGTTGATCCGACCATCCTTGCGCCTCTTTTTCGACTAGCGCTTCTTCCCACAGCCGGGCGATAGCTGGTACGTAGACGGCTCCTTCTGCGAGTGTCCAATGGTGCGATGACCATTTCTTCCAGTCTCTGAATTCTGGCTTGTTGCGATCGGCGTACGGTCGATTGAGGTCACCACCTCGCCGCGTCGCCTCGTAGAATAGGCCTCTCTGTGTCGGCGGAGGAGTGCCGCCGATAGCCAGCGACCCGCCAAAATCACCAAGCCGAGGGCCAATGACGCGAACTAGCAACGATTCGAGCAGCTGAGGCTTGTACTCCTGAGCCTCATCGACAACCACGTTGTGGTGTGGGATTCCTCTCAGTCTTCCGACAGCGCGCTTATCGTCTGCTCCTACGAGCCTCAGCGCTGCTTTGTTGCGCGGTAGATAAACGCGTAGTTTCGACTGCTGGAAAACCGCGCCGAGCCCTAGACGCTCGTTGATGCTCTGCAGAGGCTCCCAGAGGATCTCCTCTGCTTGAGGTCTCGATGGCGCTACATAAAGGCAGCGCGCTTTAGGAGTCGATAGAAGCGTACGCCAGAAACGCACCTCGAACGCTGTCGTCTTGCCCGCTCCACGAGGGCAAACTAACGACACGCGCCTAGCAGGATCGCATGCGCAATCGCGCTGCTTGGGGAATGCCGCCTGGGTAACCTTCCCAATGGCTTCTGGCCAGTCAGTGGTAGCCTTGGCCTGAACTGCTCTATATCGTGATGCTAGTAGCGCCCTTGCGAGCGCTGACACGTGCTAGCCCTCTGCCATCTTGGTGTTGCGCTCTTTGAGCTTCTCTTTGAGCGACGATGCGTGCTGTTTGGGCGCCTGTTCCTCTACGTCCAGTTCGCAAAGCTGCCACAAGACATCATCATCTGCAACCGGCGTCCACGACATGACCTGATTTTCCGGGACATACGTCACACGCGGAACGGCATCCTCGTAGTGGTAGTACTCGATGCGATGATGCTTGCACCACGGGAGATAATAGATCTTGAACTTACTCGGCCGGTTGTTCTCTCGACGCCTGATGCTTGTCGCTACCGAGAGCCCTTCTCCGTCTATCCCTGGGGGGTGAAACTTCAGAATGTCTACTGGAATCGGTCTTGGCATTTTGGTCCTCGCTGCGTTCGGGGTTGTCCTTTGTGAATCTGGCGATCAATGGCTGCCAGCGTGCCTTGGGGATCTTCATGGAAAGTCTCGACACGACCGAGGTGCGGCATGTGTAGTGAAACTTCTCCAGAGGGTCAATCTCAGCAGCGCCAAAGAGGCGCCGCGCGATGCCTAGCGGTCGGCGATAATTCTGCTTCACGAAGACGTAATGAACGAGGGGGATCGCCGTAGGCACTAGAGCGTCTTCATAGCGACCGCTCTCGCTCTTCGTCTTTGTAGGAAACAGATAATCGTGCTCAAAGCAAATCCAGCCATGAAGGTCGATTCGCTTGTCGTCTTCGTTTGGGTTGTATGCCACAATCGTGCGACAGCCGGGTCTGCCGAGAATCTTCGCAACCTGTTTGACCATGACGTCGTGCCAGTCGTCCATATTGATGAGTCCCGCCGCGTGAGCACAGCGGTAGGACGCAACCCAGGACTCGATAACGAAGGTGCGATCGTCTGCCGTCGCGTCTCTGAATGCTAGGCTCATATATTTGCTGCGATCTGCCTTTGGCGTGCCTCAAAGTGGATCTTGCGTCTCTTCTTTTTCCACTCGCTACGCGACATGCCATCAGCCAGCGGTCTGGTGTCCATCCAATCTGGATTCGCTGGAGGCTCTCTCGGCCCCTGGCTCACCGACCAGTAGCAGGGTTTGATCTTCGGCGCCGAGATGCACTTGTCCGCCTCCGACCCGCAATATTCGCAGGCCTTAGTCTCTGGGAAAGGAGATTCCTCGAGAGACTCAAAGCGGAGTTTGCACTCGTCGCAGTAGTATTCCAGCATACGTAAACTCATGGCGCCTCCACAACATCCAGCGTCACGAGTCCTGTGTCGTCATCTACCGCCACCACCTTGAGCAACATCCCTACACGCGGCTCAAGGCCGTTCTCTGGCAAGCCAAACGCCGAGGGTGGAAGCTCCTCCGCAGGGGCGAATATTTCTGCGCTGGTCGCGTTCATCTCTTGCCCTTCCCCTTGCTGCCTTTCCCTTTGCCTTTACCTTTTCCGCCGTGACATGGCATGGTTTTTTCTCCTTCGTTCGGATCTACACCTTCCGGCACACCGTACAGAATCTTGATGCCACCAGGAATTCTTGCAATCCACCAATCAGTCATCCGAGCACCGAATCCCCGCGGAGCTCCATCAACCTCTCAAGGAACTTCTCTCGCCTCGCCGGCTCGATCTCCTCGAGGTAATCCAGGAGGACCTCATCCTCTTGCTCTGGCGTCAGGTTGAGGACTTGTTGCGCCACGTGCTTCTCGTTCTGGCGCATCTCACTGCTGAGCGTCGCCAGAGCCCGCGCCGCGTTGGCGGAGGAGTTCACCAAGGCTGGTGTAGCGCCCGGCGCAGTGACCCCACACTCACAGGTGTACCCCTGAGCGAAAGACGTCTCGCATGAGTTGAGAACCTGCTCCAAATGGCGCAGCTGACGGCCAAAGAGCTCCTCGGCGTCATCCCTGAGAGTTCTGGTGGGCTTGGAGCACTTCTTTGTTCGCCTCCGTGCCTTAGTACCCATCCTTACTGTATTTTTCGGCCCCTTGGGAGCCCTCGCTGGCGCGAGATCCTGTCTTTTACGCATGAATTTCGCCGATCTAGGGTAAAAGTGTAGGATTTTCCCACATGTTTGGCCGGTACC